CAAAGCCAGATGCAAGCTGTGGACAATTCTTATCTGAAACAATCAGATCCTCGTATGCCCGTTTTAAACCCAGAGCGGAGTACGAGAACTTCATTTGGCAAGTAACCTTTTGGGGAGCTTGTCGCAACTTAAACTCTAGGAGTATGAGAGAATGGCTACTACAGCAGCTCCCTACGGCTTAAAACCTGTGCGCCGCGCAGACGGAATGCCGTATGCTGGTGCGACCAATCAGTATCTCATTGACCCCGCTGGAGAAGCAACAAACCTATTTTATGGGCAAGTTGTTATCATTGGGGCTGATGGTTACATCGCACTCGCAACTGGTTCAGGTTCAGACCTGACATCTAACAGCATCTCAGGAACAACAGGCGTTGGCGCTATTGGCGTTTTCGTTGGTTGTGAGTATGTAAATTCTTCGGGCCAAACGGTTCAAGCACAGTATTATCCATCTGGAACTTCCAATGGTGATGCTATTAAAGCGTATGTTGTTGACGATCCAAACGTACTATTCCAAGCACAGCTTGATGGTGCAGGAGCGCAAACAATTATCGGTACAAACACATTCTTTGCAGCAGTGCAGTCTACCTCAACTGGTAATACCACGACAGGTAACTCTACATCTGCATTGGACGCTACGGTAAAAACTGCCGCAGCGGCGTTTCGTATTGTTTCACATGTGTCAGATGCTGCTGATGCGTTCCCAGATGTACTTGTAAAGTTCAATCCGGGCGCTCACCAGATGACCAATAACGTAGGCTTATAAGGAGGTTAAATCATGGCTATTTCACGCGCCCAGCTCCTTAAAGAGCTGTTACCGGGTCTGAATGCATTGTTTGGTTTGGAGTACGGCAAGTACGAAGACGAACATGCTGAGATCTATGAAACTGAAACTTCAGAGCGTAGCTTTGAAGAGGAAGTTAAATTGAGCGGATTTGGAGCTGCCCCTGTGAAAGCAGAAGGTGCTTCAATTTCTTATGATAACGCACAGGAATCATTCACTGCGCGTTACAACCATGAGACTGTTGCAATGGGCTTTTCTATCACAGAAGAGGCTATGGAAGACAATCTTTATGATTCGCTCTCTGCTCGTTATACTAAGGCTCTTGCCCGTGGTATGGCGTACACAAAGCAAACAAAGGCTGCTTCTTTGTTGAACACAGGCTTCACCACCTTTAATTCAGGTGATGGCGTTACTTTGTTTAGCACAGCGCACCCAACCGTTGAGGGCACTACTAATGCTAACCGTCCTTCAACTGATGCTGACTTGAATGAAACTTCGCTTGAGCAAGCTGTTATTGATATCGCTGCGTTCACTGATGAACGTGGCTTGTTGATTGCTGCTCGCCCTCGTAAGCTGATCATTCCACCAGCATTGATGTTTGTTGCAACTCGCTTGTTGGAAACAACTCTGCGTGTTGGTACAGCAGATAATGATATCAACGCACTTAACTCAAACGGGTCTATCCCAGAGGGTTATGCGGTGAACCACTATCTGACAGACAATGATGCCTTCTTCATCACAACTGATGTGCCTAACGGCATGAAGCATTTTGTCCGTACTGCTATGCAAACAGGCATGGATGGTGACTTTGACACTGGTAACGTGCGCTACAAAGCGCGTGAGCGTTACAGCTTTGGTGTATCAGATCCATTGGGAATCTACGGTTCTCGCGGAGCATAAAGTATGTTATAAGGTGGGTACTTCATGTATTCTCCTCATGTATAACTTAGGGGCAACTTCGGTTGCCCCTTTCTTTTTGTTTAAATATCTATTACTATAGGTGTATCCCTGACAGACACATGGTGTGTCTGACTAACCCAGACAGGAGATCGACATGGGTACGACTACTTTTTCTGGTCCAATTAAAGCTGGAACCATCAAAAATACCACGGGCACTACACTTGGAAGCGATGTTGCAAATGTCGGACAAGTTGTAATGTCTCAGACATTTGCCGCAAGTTTAGCTGGCGGTGCATTAGCTGCGTCTGTAACTGACGTTGTTATTCCAGCAAACTCACAGATTATTGACTGTGTGATTGACGTTATTACCGCGTCAAGTGATGCAACTAATCTGAGCGTTGGTGACACCGTAGGTGGTGCGACATCTATCCTTAATACTTACGCTATTGGAACAACCGCAGGTCGCAAATATCCGACCACCCAAGCGGGTGCAGCATTAGCATGGGAAGATACAGGTTCTGCTGATATACGTCTGACCGTAACAAACTCTGCCGCCACAACTGCGGGTGAAGTTCGTGTTACTATTCTGTACGCTCAGAATAATAACCTTGCTTAAAGGAGGCCTAGATGGCTGGTCAAGAAATACGGGCATTTAATGTCTCAACATCAGGATTTAGTGCAGGGGTCGTTGGCCCCTCACGAAGTCGGATACAGGGCATTTTAGTGTATGCCACTAACATTACAGCCTTTACCATTAAGAATGGCTCCGCATCAGGAGACACTCTGTTGGATCTAACTCTCCCAGCGGGGTGGAATGATGTGTTCCTTCCAAATGATGGAATCCTTGCAGACAACGGTGCATATGTATCTGCGTTGTCTGGCACGGGATCGGTGGTAACTCTATTACTGGAGTAGGATATGGCTGGTAATGACGTATTATCTAAACACTCGCATACTTCAGCGGTCCTTGTAGATCGAAGGGCCAGACTGAGAGGTGTGGTTGTGAATACGTCATCTGGAGGTTCAGGTGATGTTATATTTTATGATAATGCTTCTGCGGCATCAGGCACAGTTTTGCTTGAGGTTGATGAAAAAGCTGTAAGTACAGTTGATATAATCATACCGGGCGATGGCATTCTGGTTAAGAATGGAGTGTACGCTTCCCTACCATCAAACGTAAGCGTTACAGTATTTTATGAGTAGGTCATGGCTGAGAAAAAGAAAGGCTCTATGAAGGGCCACAGCATAAAAGGTGGACATAAACGCCCCACAAAGTCTGGGGCGGGTATGACAAAGAAAGGTGTTGCCAAGTACCGCAGAGATAACCCCGGATCTAAGTTACAAACTGCTGTTACAGGCAAGGTTAAAAAGGGTAGCAAGGATGCAAAAAGGCGTAAATCATTCTGTGCGCGTTCTGCTGGGCAAATGAAGAAGTTCCCTAAAGCAGCAAAAGATCCTAATAGTAGGCTGCGCCAAGCTAGAAAAAGGTGGAAGTGCTAAATGGCTATCTCTCGTTCTCAGATGGGCAGTCAACTTGTAGGGAACAGAGTTTCTACAGGCGATGATGCCAAAGATCTTGAGCTTATCCGCATGGGTAAGGGCGGCAAAACAAAGAAAAAATCTAAAAGTCGTGTAAACGAAGCTGGCAACTACACCCAACCAGAGAAAAGAAAGCGTATATTTAACCGTATCAAAGCTGGTGGTAAGGGCGGTAAGCCGGGGCAATGGTCGGCAAGAAAAGCCCAAATGCTCGCGAAGGCCTATAAAAAAGCGGGTGGGGGCTATAGAGACTAATGGCGCTCAAGAAGTCACAGAAAAGCTTGAAGTCTTGGACAAAGCAGAAGTGGCGAACAAAGTCTGGCAAGCCATCGACGCAAGGGAGCAAGGCTACGGGCGAGCGATATCTTCCTGAGAAGGCTATCAAATCTTTGACGTCTGCGGAGTACGCCGCTACTACTAAGAAGAAGCGCGAGGCCACCAAGAAGGGTAAGCAGGTTGCCAAGCAGCCCAAGAAAATTGCAGAAAAAACCAAACGGTTTAGGAGCGTAGTGACATAATGGCTGTAGTAACCCCAGACATGCCAGAAATATTTGAGGAAGCCTATGAACGGGCTGGCCTTGAAATGCGTACTGGATACGATCTTAAAACCGCACGAAGAAGTCTAAACCTTTTAACATTGGAGTGGCAGAACCGTGGTCTTAATCTCTTCACTATTGAGGCGGGTACGCTCGCTGTTACAGCGGGTACGGCAACGTATACCCTCCCTGCGGATACAATTGATATTATCGAACACCAAATCCGCACCGGAACAGGCACCAGCCAAGTCGATACGGCGCTCGAAAGAGTCAGTGTCGCAACCTACGCGCAGCAAACAAACAAAAACACGCAAGGTAGGCCGACCCAAATCTACGTCCAAAGGCTCCCAACAGAAACAAAAGTAACTCTGTGGCCTGTGCCTGACAGCACAACAACATACACGATATCTTATTTTAGGCTAAAAGGTATTGATGGCCTCTCATCTGGTGTGGGTTCCACAGTAACATCTGTGCCTCCACGGTTCGTTCCTTGCTTGGTGGCTGGCATGGCTTATTATCTTGCCATGAAGAAGAATCCCCAGATGGCAGCTAGCTTAAAACAAGAGTATGAGTTCCAGTTC